AGTTACATCTAACTTAGCTGAAGTATTAGATGAAAGTTACATGCAATCTTTATCTAATGAATTAGTTGAAAAGATAGAAGCTGATAAATCATCTAGAGACGATTGGGAGCAGTCTTACACTAAGGGTTTAGATCTCTTAGGTTTTAAATATGAAGAGAGGACTAGACCATTTAGAGGTGCTTCCAGTGTTAACCACCCAATGTTAGCTCAGGCAGTAACACAGTTTCAAGCAATGTCTTATGTTGAGCTTTTACCTAGTGATGGTCCTGTGAGAACACAAGTTGTAGGGGCAAACACAACACAATTACAACAAGCAGCCGAGCGTGTAAAAGATTACATGAATTATGAGATTACACATAACATGGAAGAATACAATCCAGAGATGGATCAATTACTATTTCAGTTACCTTTATCAGGTAGTGCATTTAAAAAAATATATTTTGAAGAAACACTAAATAGAGCCACATCTAAATTTATACCTGCAGAGGATGTTATTGTGCCATACGGTGCATCTGATTTAGATAGTTGTGAAAGAATTACACAAGTTATTAAAATGTCGATGAATGACTTGAGAAAAAAACAAGTATCAGGATTTTACCTTGACATAGATTTACAGTCTTACGAAAGCGATGAATACACTTCCGGTGTACAAGAAAAGAAAGATCAAATAGATGGCACTAAATCAGATTACCTTAGCGATATGGCTGAGCTGTATGAAATACATGTAGACTTAGACCTAGAGGGTTTTGAAGATATGAATGTAAAAACTGGTGAACCTAGTGGCATCATGCTTCCCTACATAGTCACTATAGATAGAACATCAGGTCAAGTATTAAGCGTTTACAGAAACTACAATCAACAAGATCCACTAAGAAAAAAGAACGAGTATTTTGTACATTATAAGTTTTTACCAGGTTTAGGTTTTTACGGTTTTGGATTAATACATATGATTGGCGGTTTAACTAGAACTGCCACATCTGCTTTACGTCAATTATTAGATGCTGGAACATTATCCAACTTACCAGCAGGTTTTAAGTCACGAGGTTTAAGAGTTCGTGATGATGATCAACCTTTACAACCTGGTGAGTTTAGAGATGTCGATGCACCTAACGGAATTATTCGTGAAGCACTAATGCCTTTACCTTACAAAGGTCCCGATCAAGTTTTATTACAACTATTAGGCGTGTGTGTAGATGCAGGTAAACAATTTGCAGCGGTTGCAGATATGCAATTATCTGAGATAGGTAGCTCACAAACACCAGTCGGCACTACAATGGCATTGATGGAACGTGGCACAAAAGTTATGTCTGCAGTTCACAAAAGATTACATTATGCACAGAAAAAAGAATTTAATCTTCTTGCTAATATTTTTAAATTAACTCTACCTCCAGTATATCCATATAATGTTACTGGTGGTCCAAGAGAAATAAAAGTTTTAGATTTTGCAGACACCATAGACATTCTACCGGTTTCCGATCCAAATATATTCTCAATGTCGCAAAGAGTTACTCTTGCACAAAATCAATTACAACTTGCACAGTCAAATCCACAAATACATAATCTTTATGAAGCATATAGAAGAATGTATATTGCATTAGGAGTAAAAGATGTTGAACAAATTTTACCTATACCAAAAGGACCACAACCACAAGATCCTGCACTAGAACATAGTGTGGTTTTAAAGGGTGCAAACTTACAAGCTTTTCCACAACAAAATCATGAGTTACATATTAAGTCTCACAGATTTTTTATGTCATCTGCTTTAGTTAAGGCTAATCCTATGGCAGTAATGAATTTAACATCACATATTATGCAACACGTATCTTTATTGGCAACGCAGGTAGTCGATCAAGCTTTAGTACAGGAGGCAGAAAAATTACGTGCACAATTTGGTGATCAAATACCACCAGAACAAATACAAGCTCTACAAATGCAGCGTGGTATTAAAATTGACGAAGAAATAGCAAAAATTACAGAACAAATGGTTCTTGAAGAGGCAGAATCTATGCAAGACCAGAATATGGACCCACTTGTAATGCTTAAACAACAGGAGTTAGCATTAAGACAAGCAGAAATGGAGATGGATTCACAGTTAAAAGGTGAACAACAAGGTCTAAGAGAAAATCAATTTGATTATAAACAAGTTTTAGACGCACAAAAATTACAAAAAGACTACGATTTAGCAAATTTACGTGCTGATGTAGCTAGAGAGAGAACAAATGCCACTAAACAAGAAGGGTAAAAAGATAAAAAAGGCTATGGCTAAGACTTATGGCAAGAAAGAAGGTGCAAAAGTGTTCTATGCAAGCATAAACAAGGGTAAAATTAAGGGAGTAAAGAAAAAATGATGAATTTTTTAGTAGGCCCCATCGCAAATATGGTGGGAGATGCCGTAAAAGGCTTCGTTGAAACAAAAAAAGCAAAAGCAGACCTAGCATTAACAGAAATTAAGGCACAGAAGTCACTTAAAGAGCAACAGATAGCTGGTAAAATCTCGTGGGAGGCTACTGCAGTTGATCAAATGAAAGGGAGCTGGAAAGACGAGCTAATTTTGATATGCCTGTTGGTTCCGGCGGTGGCAGTCTTCATACCTGGATGGACACCACATATAAAAGCGGGTTTTGAAGCCCTACACTCACTCCCTGATTATTATAAGCATCTCTTATACATCGCCTGCAGTGCGAGCTTTGGCATCAAGGGAGCAAAAGGTGCGATGGGTTTAATTACTAAAAAGGGTAAGTAATGAGTTGTTGCACTAGGAAAAGAACTTTTAAAGATTATATGTTTTTACCAACAGCTATCATATGCACAGTATTAGGGTTCACGATGTTGTTGAGTATCGAAATAGCCATAGCGAAAGCATTAGGTTTTTTATGATTCATCAAGATTGTGCAAAATGTGACTGTGAGTGCCATTGTGGAGAATCTTGCACGTGGTGTGGATGTGTAGGATGTGAAGATGAAAAACAAGAAGAGACTAACGATAACGATCCCTCCTAAAAAAGGACCACAATCACAAGGGTTGAAAATCCCACCTAAAAATATACAAATAGTTAAGACAAATAAAAAAGGAACTTAACTATGAAACAAACATATTTTCAAATACCTGGATGGTTTAATTATGCAGAATCTTATGATCAAATTGTACATGAAATACCTGAAGACGGTAAAATTGTAGAGATAGGATCTTTTCTAGGCAGATCAACACATTACTTAGCCACATCTTTAATGAATGCAAATAAAGAGAATGTTAAAATTTATTGTGTTGACACTTTTGAGGGGTCTTCTGAACATGTAAATTTAAAACTACCAAAAGATTTTTTTTCAATATTTAAAGAAAACTTAAAATTTTTTATAGGTCGAGAGATGGTAATACCTTGTCAAGGAAGATCAGACAGTGAAGATATACTTAACAAATTTGAAGATGGGAGTATTGATTACATAATGGTTGATGGAGCGCACGAACATGAGCCTGTGCTAGATGACATACAAAACTGGTGGCCTAAATTAAAATCTGATGGTGTAATGTTAGGCGATGATTTTGATCTAGAGTCTGTTAGTGAAGCTGTCAGACAAATGATGCCTAAACTTAATACTCAAGGTTTTAGTGTAAATGGTAGTAGGGAGCAAACTTGGTTTACTTCAAAAGATCAGCATTATAAAAAGTTAGAAAAAATAGTTCCTGGAGTTAATTCTCTTACATGAGCACTAGAGTATTATATGAGTATCAAAAACAATTAAAATTATACTCTCAACAAATTTTTGACGCTTTTACACAGGGGGTTGAAAATTTTGAAGAATATAAGTATATTCAAGGTAAATTACATATGTTAAACATATGCCAACAGGAGCTTTCTCGCCTGCTGGACGAAGAGGAGAAAAATGATGACTAAAACTTTATATGTGCCTGATCACATTATGGAAAAATATAATAATCCTAATGAGGGCGTCAAGGCGGATAGAACAGAATTACAAAAATTACCAAAACCAGTCGGTTGGCGAATATTGGTATTACCCTTTAAAGCAAAACAACAAACAAAAGGTGGAGTTTTGCTCACAGACAAAACAATAGAGGATTCACAATTAACAGCATCAGTGGCTCTTGTATTAGACACTGGAGCAGACGCTTATAAAGATAAAGAAAAGTTTCCTAATGGGCCTTGGTGTAAACAAGGAGATTGGGTCGTGTTTGGCAGATACGCAGGATCAAGACTAAAGATTGAAGGAGGAGAGGTCAGGCTATTAAATGATGATGAAATACTCGGAACCGTTGAAACACCTGAAGACGTATTAACAATTATATAACATGGGAGGTTAACCATGCAAACAGAACTTAAAACTGTAAAAGATGAAAAGCTCGTAGATCTGGATGTATCAGGCGAGGGAGCGGAAATTCAATTAGAAGACAAGTCTCACGGCGCAGTAAAACCTGACAAATACGAAGAAATAAAAACAGAAGAAAAAGACCCCTTAAAACCTGATGTAGAAGTCGCTCAGGAGCAATCTGAGGAGATGGATCAATATTCAGACAAAGTAAAAAAACGTATTGATAAACTTACATTCAAAGTCAGAGAGGCTGAAAGAGAAAGAGAAGCAGCTTTACAATATGCACAAAACGTTCAACAAGAATTAAATGAAAGCAAAAAGAAAACTTACGACATAGATAAGGGCTACATGTCTGAGAGTGAGGTTAGAAATAAAATGGCATCTGACCTAGCTAAGGAAAATTTAATTAGAGCAAGAGAGGCAGGCGACTACACAAAAGAAGAGGAGGCTAGACAAGCTTTAACTAAATTAGATTTAGAAGCAGAAAGAATACGTGTTACAAAGCAGAAAAAAGAACAAGAGTATGAAGCATTTCAAAAAGAAATGGAAGCTCAACTTCAACCCCAGATTCCACAACAAAATTTAAGACAGCCTTCTCAAAAGGCTCTTGATTGGGCTGCGGAAAATACCTGGTTTAAAAAAGATCAAGAAATGACTGACTATGCGCAAAGAATACATCGTGGGTTAGTAGCAGAAGGATTTGACACAGAATCAGATAACTATTACAATGAGCTTACTCAAAGAGTAAAATTAAAGTTTCCCGAATCTTTTGAAGATTTGGATCAGACAACTAGAA